AGAATAGTTATTGTAACAGGTTACACATTGAATACCTACAGGCCCAGTTTCACCCTTAGAATAACAACTAGGGCATATTTTACCGTCATACATGTCCGTTACAACTTTAGTAAACATCTCGGATCTGTTTACTTTTTGGTCTTTTAAAAATTCAACCAATTTAACAGGAACATTAACATTAATCGTTTTAGATTCTATTATGTTTCCTGTGCTATCCGTTTTAGCAGGTCGGCCAACCTGTTTTGAGTCTCTCACCATTTTTTCCCATAAGCATAGGGTATATTAATTAATTGGTTAACTTATTATAGTTTGAAAAAGGTCTTGCCCCAAAAAACAAAGGGATTATTACTTTCGATAATACGAATTATAAAAAGTAGTATATGAACCCCAATGGTTTTTTAGTGCAAATAATAAGACGGGTTATAATAATAAATAGATTAGTTAAACAATTAATTAACTAAATACTATCTTTATACTATCTTAATCCTAGTTTGGTGCTAGTTTTGGGCGTGTTTGGGGCGTCTTTGGGGCGGTTTTGGTCCATAAGGCCCTCTAGTCCACCCCTTTTCATAAGGTATTCAGCAACGAAGCCCATAACTGGGTTATCTTTTGTTATTGCTTTAACTGCAGTAGCACCCGTAGAAGCATCTAACTTTTTGCTGGCATTACCCAGGGAACCAAAAAAAGACTTTTGAAAGTGTTCTAACTTATCATGCATCCGATCCTCGATTTCATCTACTATAACGCTTAGTGCATCCAGTAAAACATCGTCACTATCGTCGCTAACTACCCAAGCAGTCCATTTTTTTCTACTTAATTCTGCTATATAATTTGACAGAAAAAAATAAAACACCGTCCAAACTATCGCATAAGCGATCAGTACCATTGGCTCAATTTCCATATTGGATTAGTTAACGGTCGTGTAAGTAATCTTGCCAGTCTGAATTACTACCAGCAGGATCTATATATTTCTGCCAACATGGAAAAGTTAATTTCCCATCTGATCTTATACAAGACCCTGGTATTTTATCACTAGGAGTGACATCTGTGGGGGCTATTGGTGAGACCGCCCCCGAGTCAATGATAAGCTTCAATAATGGAATTAAGCCACTCATGCCTGGTCCCATTGGTCTTGTGATATTGCAGAAGGCCTAGAACATCCTTCTCTCTTCATTTCTTTCGCTATTCCAATAATAGCAAGTGCAGCAGCTACAGTTTCAGTTTTTGTAATATCTGACCCTTTAGCCTGAACTAAAGCCAGGACATCGGTGGCATCTACAGCCCATCGAGTACACCTGGATAATTCAGATCCTTCTACTACCTTTGGAGTTTTAGGATTATTTCTAAAAACTTTGTTTAATGTATCCAGGGTAATGTCAACCACACCTTCACCAGCACCAGCAACTAATTTTTTAGTTGCTTCTAGTAAAGTATCTTGTTGATCCTTAAACCATGTTTGCATTTCAGCCTTAAAAACATACGCAAGTATCGCTGAACCTGCTATAATGGACGGTATACCCACCATTAATGCAGTTGAAATCGAACTATTCTCTCTTTCTTTGCTTAATAATTCATCTAATGCCCTTTTTTCTGCTGGTGTAATGTTTTTGATTACAACACCTGGAGGAATTGCAGTAATTGGCATTATACTATTCCTGTTTCTTTACCTGCAAGATAAACAAGCACCACTCTGATAAGTAATTGTTCCACTGATCGCTTGTCATTAAACCAGTCTGGGAATTCAATATTATAGATCCTGGTAGTCATGCATTATCTCTTACGGCCTGCTGGAGTCTTTCTAAATGCTATACCCATTTTCTTTAACTTTAGTTTACCAGTAGCAAACCTATAGATCTTCTTACTACTATTAGCCTTAACAAATTTGTTCCAAGCTGATAACTTACGTTTTGGTTTAGGGCTTGTTGTCCTAGTTAATGTCCTAGTTACTTTAATTGATCCTAATGAAGTTCCACACTCTGAACAGAACTTTGCCATTATTGATAAACTCGCCCTGACAAGGTTACTAAACAATCTAGAGCAGTATTATCAGTAACATTCTCAGCAGTAATTTTTACTTTTGAATAGGGTGGGATAAGAATTCGAGTTGTACCCATTGTTTCTATATTGTTATCATAATGAAACTCAGCATGTACAAGTTGCTCGTCTAAATATAATTTAAACGTATATTGCTTAGTACTATATGCATTAGGACTATAGGCACTATCCCATAATAAAGTTAAATAATTATTTGATACTGACGCTTCTATAAGTGTGGTTTCAGTACCATTAACAGAAACGGCCCCACTGTAAGCATAAGCATGTTCACCTACATAATTGAGACTAGTACCAACACCTGACGGGTTAGATCCCCCAGCCACATTTCCAGCACCACCGCCACCGATTAGAGCCATTAAAGACTCCTTAAGCGAAAGTTACTGTTATTGCTGCGTCAACTGTAGCTGCTGTAGTTACTGCCAGTGCAATTTCTACAGAGTTATTAGCTGTGATTGGTAAATCTGTATCATAAGTTAAATTGTTTGGGTTTCCTGCTGTAGAACTTGCACCTGCACAATAGCCCATCCCTGCGAAAGAGGCCGCGCCTTCTTTCATACCGTTTCCACTAACAGTAACCAAAGGGACAAAGTCCACGGTCCCTGCTGATGTGACAGAAATTGATATCTGTTTTATAGATTGCATCCCAACCGGTATATTAAATGAAGAAGACAGAGAACTTGCCCCCAAATTCGATAATGCCTGGTTAGATGTCGTCGCGCTAAGTCCTGCTGCTGATCTTGTTATTACTACTGCCATGTTTATTTCCTTAGACCCTCAATTTGAGCGGGCCTATAGCTCCTAATACCTTAGATCCACCTAATGAAGAAGTTACAACTTTAGCCATTAAAGTTCCTACTCCTATTTTAATGAAATCGTTCTTATTAGTCTTAAATGCACTTGAAAGGGTGGCGATACCACCTGCAATATTACCAGCCATGAAGTCTTTTGCTGCTGTTCCTGCGTTAGCTGCATCTAAAAAGGCCAATCCAGCCCCAGTTTCCAAAAGATTTAAACTAAATGAACGCTTCCTTCGAGAGGTTCTCTTTACTGATCTACGTCTTGCTACCATACACTAATAGCTAAATTCTATTATTTATGCTTGGTGCGTAAACATTTAGCACAAAATCCAGTTATATTTCTACTTGGAGGGTTCCTTATTTGTTTACCACACCCGCCTTTACAGGCTATTTGTGGCATGTTTCGCCTGGAGTAACGTCATAAATGTATTTGTGGCATCTTTTACAATAAGCACCGTGACTTAAATCGGGCCTAACCTTTCCTATTACTCCCTCAAATATATGTTTCATTTTAAACAGGTCTGACAACCTTTTACAGGATTGAATAAACCTGACTTTACATCTTTAGGATCACTATAAGTAGCAAATAAATTATCGTGACTATACATTTTATCACAATCAGGATTTAAACATTTATGAAACCTTAACCAAAATGTCCTGGTCTCACCTGTTCGTCTAGAATAGTTATTGTAACAGGTTACACATTGAATACCTACAGGCCCAGTTTCACCCTTAGAATAACAACTAGGGCATATTTTACCGTCATACATGTCCGTTACAACTTTAGTAAACATCTCGGA